ATATGATGACATTAACAAAGCACATGAGCAACTAGAACTTATTATACAATGGTACAATGCATGGACAATAGTGGAAAACAACATATCTTTGTTTATCCAGCACATGATTGCAAAGCGTAAGCAAAAGTATTTGGTACCAAAGCAGCAGATATTGTTTCTTAAAGATCTTGGATCTAACAGAACTGTATATCAAGAGTATGGTTGGAAGAACACAGGCACACTATTTAAGAACCATCTTATATCCTATGCTATTGAGTTTCTTAGAGAAGAAATAGATGAAGAGCTGGATGATAATGGTGAAGTCATGAGTATTACGCTTGGTATAGATAGAATACCAGATCCAATGTTGCTTACAGAAATGCATTCATACTATCCTGGTTTAAACGTAGATAGGTTAGTAGCATTTTCTGCTTTAATAGCCTTTGCAAAGGTGCAACAATCAAATAGAGGGTATGCAAAAAGAAATGAAGGAGAGGACCCTAATAAATTGGAAAACTCAAAAAATTTGTATAAATTAAAATATAGTCCGTTTAAAAATATTGGACGCAAAAAAGGCATTGGAGACGTAAGATATAAACGCTCTGCCTTTAAAAATTTTAGATAATGAGAGTATTTAACGCATTACAAATAAAGAAAGGTGCTAAAGGTGAAGGTTATCCTACATCATCAAGTCTTACACAACCCATACAGTTTCTACCAGCCAAGAAAAAAAATGATGATTGGTCAGCATGGAACATTGACTGGCTAGAATTGCAAGGAATGGAGTTTCTTAGAAGAAATGCAAGAAGACTTTTAAAAAATTACAAGCTTGCTAAAGGTATTATTGATAAGCGTGACTATATTATTGAAGAAGACAATGACTATAAAGAGTTTATTGATGTCCTTACAAAAGAAGATGAGTCAGCTTTAGAACTAAAGTTTTATCCAATAATACCTAATGTTATAAATGTATTGACTGGAGAGTTTTCTAAAAGATTTTCTAGAGTTCAGTTTAGAGCTGTGGATGACTTGTCATATAATGAAATGCTTGAGCAAAAAAGGGCAATGATTGAGGAAAACTTACTTGCAGATGCACAAGCTAAACTTTTAGCAAAGATGCTACAAATGGGGGCAGATCCTGAAAGTGAAGAGTTTCAACAGCAGTTGGCACCTGAAAATCTAAAAACTCTACCTGAAATTGAAGATTTCTTTTCTAAAGATTACAGATCATTAATTGAAGAATGGGCAACACATCAAACAAATGTTGATATAGAAAGATTCAAACTGCAAGAACTAGAGGAGAGAGCATTTAAAGATATGCTTATAACTGATAGAGAGTTTTGGCACTTTAAAATGATGGAGGATGATTATGATATTGAGTTGTGGAATCCTGTTCTTACATTCTATCAGAAATCACCAGACACAAGATACATATCAGATTCTAACTTTGTAGGTAAACTAGATTTACTTACAGTTTCAGATGTAATTGACAAGTATGGTTATTTAATGAATGAAAAGCAATTACATTCATTAGAAGAAATATATCCTGCTAGATCAGCATTATATCAGGTATCAGGATATCAGAATGATGGTTCTTATTATGATCCTAGCAGATCGCATGAATGGAATACACAGATGCCAGGCCTTGCATATAGAAGATATGTAAGTAACTGGTCTGATGATCCAGCTAGAGGTGGTGATGTTGTATCTGCTATTTTAAATGAAGGTGATGATGTAACACATTGGGGTGAAGGTGAGCTTCTTAGAGTTACAACAACATATTGGAAGACACAGCGTAAAGTTGGTCACCTTACAAAGATTCTAGAAGATGGTGAGATTATACAGAAAATTATAGATGAAACATTTAAGGTTACTGAAAAACCTTTATATGATGATACAATTTTTAAAAATAAAACAAAGGATAATCTTTTGTTTGGAGAGCATGTAGATTGGATATGGATAAATGAAGTTTGGGGTGGTGTTAAGATTGGTCCAAACTTGCCTGCATTTTGGAGATCTAATATGGGTAACAACATTAATCCTATATATTTAGGCATTAATAGAAAAAAACCTGGCCGTATTCCATTTCAATTTAAAGGAGAGCACACACTTTATGGATGTAAACTTCCTGTAGAAGGTAGAGTATTTTCAGACAGAAATGTTAGATCCAGATCATTAGTTGATTTGATGAAACCATTTCAGATTGGTTATAATATGGTCAATAACCAAATAGCAGATATCTTAGTAGATGAGCTTGGAACTGTTATTATGTTTGATCAGAACGCATTACCAAGACACTCTATGGGTGAAGATTGGGGTAAAGGTAATTATGCTAAGGCATATGCAGCAATGAAAGATTTTAGCATGCTACCGCTTGATACCACAATCACTAATACAGAGAATGCTACAAACTTTAATCACTATCAGGTGCTTAATATGGAGCAGACTAATAGATTGATGTCTAGAATTCAGCTAGCTAATTATTTTAAACAACAAGCTTTTGAAACTATTGGTGTTAATCCTCAACGTATGGGTACACCTATAGCACAACAAACAGCAACAGGTGTAACACAAGCTTTAAACCAATCTTATGCACAAACAGAGATTTACTTTACTCAACACTCTGATCATCTGATGCCAAGAGTCCACAAGATGCGTACAGATTTATCTCAGTTTTATCATAGTACAAATCCTAGTGTAAGGTTGTCATATATAAGTTCAGAAGCAGAAAAGGTCAATTTTGTTATTAATGGTACTGATCTTTTACTTAGAGACTTTAATGTTTTTGCAACTACTAAGACAAATCATAGAGCTATTTTAGATCAACTAAAACAATTGGCTATACAGAACAATACATCTGGCGCTTCTATATATGATCTTGGAAATATTATAAAAGCTGAGTCAATTGCTGAGGTAACAGATATTCTTAAAGATGCAGAACAAAAACAAATGGCTATGCGTCAACAAGAAATGCAACAGCAGCAAGAAATGCAACAGCAACAACTTCAAGCTAAAATGCAAGAAGATCAAATGAAGATGCAGTTTGAAGCTCAAGAAAATGATAAAGAAAGACAAAAAGATATTACAGTTGCAGAAATTAGAGCTGCTGGTTATGGTGCTATGCAAGATGTAAATCAAAATCAGCAATCTGATTATATAGATGCTCTTAAAGATATAAGAGAGACAACTAAGTACAGAGAGCAAATGGATTTTAAAAGAGAACAAGCAGCAAGTACAAATAACCTTAACAAGCAGAAACTTGAAATAGAAAGAGAAAAACTTGTCACACAAAAACAAATAGCAGATAGAAATCTTGAGATAGCTAGAGAGAACAAAAACAAATATGACATAGAGTCAGAAAATAACAAAAAAGATAAAGAAGAATAACTCTTCTTTATTTTTGTTTTAGCGTTAGCTATATACTGCGCAAATTTGAAAATATAAATCAAATTTATAAAGTTTAGAATTAGGAAACTTTATATATTATATCTGTATTCATTATTAAAAACCAACATATTATGAGCAATGAAACAAGTAACGTGGAAACAAACGTAGAAACTTTAGACATTAACATTGATGAAATCTTTGATGGAGCACCATCAGCAGAAGGTATTACCGTTCCTGAGCAGAAGAATAATATCTTCCAACAACCGGAACAAACAGCTGATTTTTCATTTACTGAGCCTACTAAAGAAACTACGGAGGAAACAACAGCAGAAACTGAAGAAACAACTCAAACAACAGAGGAAACTTTAGAAAAGGCAGAAGAAGTATTTCAATCATTGGATGATGAAATAGATCCGGAGATTGAGACAGTAGAGGAACCGAAAAAAGGAAGAAAAAGAATTAATGGGATTTCTGATGTATTTAACAAACTTATTGAGAAGGATAAAATTATTCCATTTGATGATGATAAGTCATTAGAAGAATATTCTGTTAAAGATTGGGAAGAACTTATTGAAGCTAACTTAGAAGAAAGAGCTAATCAAGTAAGAAGAGAAACACCAAAACAGTTTTTTGAAAGTCTTCCTCAAGAGTTGCAAATTGCTGCACGTTATGTTGCTGAAGGTGGAACAGATATGAAAGGTTTGTTTCAAACATTAGCAGCTGTTGAGCAAACAAGAGAGCTTGATGTAAAAAAAGAAAGAGATCAGGAAATGATTATTAAAGATTATCTTTCTGCAACAGGCTATGGTACAATGGATGAGATTGAAGAAGAAATTGAAGTTTGGAAAGATCTAGGAAAGCTTGAACAACAAGCTGCTAAGTTTAAGCCAAAGTTAGATAAGATGCAAGAGAAGGTTGTAGCTCAAAAATTGCAAGAGCAAGAGATGAAGCGCAAGCAACAAGAACAAGCATCACAACAGTATATGTCTAATGTGTATGAAACACTTAAAGACGGAAAGTTAGGTGATATAAAGGTTGATAAAAAGACACAGGCTATGTTATATAATGGTCTAGTACAACCAAACTTTCCATCTGTTAGTGGTAGAAACACAAACTTGTTGGGGCATTTACTTGAAAAGTATCAGTTTGTAGAACCTAACTACACTCTTATATCAGAAGCATTATGGTTGCTTTCAGATCCACAAGGATACAAAGCAAGAATAATGGAGAAAGGTGCTCAAAAGAGTATTGAGAGTACAGTTAGAAAACTTAAAACTGAGCAAGCTAGTAGAAAAACATCTTCTTTAGGTGTAGATGAGCAGGAGAAAACAAACTCCAGACCAGCTAAAAGGAAGATTACTAGAAAGAACAACATATTTAGAAGGATGTAAACAATTATTATAAATTTTTTAATTAATCAATTATGGCAACTCCAGTTTTGAACAATGGGATTTTCCTTAGAGACACAAACTACAAAGCTAGTTCGCATGTTGATTCATATCACTT